ATCGGCAATCTCAAAAATAGGTGTAAGCACCTTGCCATACTTCTTGTGCATATAATGCTCGACCTTCAGTTCGATGAGCGGCACAGGCTTGGTCTGGTCTTTCTCGACCTGATCCGCAACGGCAACTGCCAAGGCTTGCACTGCACGTTTGCCGCCAACTGATGTAGCGGTGAAGCGTGCCTGCATTCCCTTGTCTTCGCCGTTCGTGCAAACAAGCATCATGCCAACTTGCATTTCCCAACCGCGTTCTGCGCCTGATGGCGCTGGCTCCAACTCTGGCAGCGGCTCTGACACCGGAACCAGCTTTTCAGCCAACACTTCGCCAGTACCCCAAGCAATGTAGCCGTGGACGAACGAGAACGGGTTAGCGGCCCAGAGGCTGCCTTCCTCAATTTCGGTCTGGTCTGCACCGAAAACCCAATGGCCTGTTTTGTCCATCTTCAGGATGACTGTGCCTGTTGGCCCAACTTCCGTCTGGATGGAGCGCAACGCGCCGGAGAGTGACTGAACGGACGGCAAGTTAGCGCCGCCAAAAGTAGTGATATTCGACATTAGATTGTACCTTTTCTGTTACTGGATTTTGGACATAGCTTTGGTAAGCATCTGACCGATTTGTAAAACCGCTGGCCGAGAATCACTTTCCGGCGCAAGGGTTGAACCACTGGAGACGGCGACAATTAAGTCAGCCGGCAATTCTATCTTGGCTTTCTTCAAAACCTTTTCTGCTTGGGCAGGCGACAACGGCTTTGGATCAGCCCATGCTTCTACACCCGCTTGGGTCATGAATGCTACAGCTTTATCCTCGTTTGTCCACTGCCTTGTTGCACGTTTGTTGACCAGCTTCCAGCCGGGGACTTTTGTCCCGCTTTCCAGAAGGCCATGCGCCAACTGCTGCAAATCACGGATGAACGCCTCGACCAGCGGCGCCTGTTCCAGATAGTGTGCTATCTGATCCATTGGCAGCGCGTCAATCTTGACCTTCAGTGCGCGGTCTACAGCGCCCGTCATGACAGGGCAGACAGGCTTGGCAGCGCACCACTTGCAATGGTCGCCTGACGCTAACGGCGCGTCTGGGCGCATCGCTATCTTGACGGCAGCGGCAAGTTCTTTCTCAAACTCGTCAACGCGGTCTAGTGTTGTCACCCACCGCTTAACATACGGGGGTTGTACAATGATTAGTTCGACTTCGGTGGCTCCTTCAAAAGCCCATGCCGTATCCGGCGTGCGTTTAGCCGCCGCAGCGTAGAAGAGTAATTGGGCGTTTTCGGTGGCTTCAACAGCCACACCATCGCCAAATTTCCAATCCAGAACAATCGCTCGATCACCAAGACGACCAAGAAGATCGGTAGAACCAAAAACGTCAGGCAGAAAATCACCAAAACCAACCCTGCTCTCAACAGCATAAGTCATCTCCCCTTGTGGGTCTACTTCGTCCAGCGCACGCAGCGCGGGGATAAGTTTGTCTTCAATCAACGCTTCAGTCAATACGCTATCAGCGTATGTTGTGCCGACCAAGCTGTATGGGTCAAGGTCGCTCTCTAATACGGAAGCTATAGTGTTATGCAGAAGCGTACCTTCGTCGGCGTAGCTGCTGCTGGGTTGCGGTGGCATCTTGTCCACCAGCGCCACGCTGCCGGGGCAGTTGATGACGCGTTTGGCGGTCGAACCGCCGACTATCTTACTATGTTGCATACTGTACCTCACTTTACTGTTTGGACCACCGATATAGACCGCAACATTTTTTAATGCAAGCCTTGAAATGCAAAAAATTTTGTGGTAGCTTTCTTGCATGACTGAGAAAGAAATAGAGCGGTATTTCTGTAAACGTGTGCGGGCACTTGGCGGCTTTGCCTATAAGTTCCGCAGCGTTACGCAGATAGGCGTTGCCGACCGCATAGCTTGTATGCCCAACGGCGAGGCTTGGTTCGTAGAAATCAAGCAGCCCAACGGACGGCTGTCTGCGTTGCAGCGTATCTTTTCAGATGAGATGGCGCACACCAAGCAGCACTACGCGTGCCTGTGGTCGATAGAGGAGATTGACGAGTGGCTCAAACGCTTCAGCTAAGACCGTACCAGCAACAGGCGGCTACGTTCCTATACGAACGTGACCGCGCCATGATCCTTGCACCTGTTGGCGCTGGCAAGACCGCCATCACATTGACAGCGATGGAAGAGTTGATGAAGGACGGCCACATGGGCAACGGAAGGTGGCTTGTTGTCGCGCCCAAGCGTGTCTGTACTGATGTGTGGCCTGTCGAAGCAGCCAAGTGGGCCCCGTGGTTACGAATAGGTGTGGCCGTAGGCGACGAAAAAGCGCGGCGGGCAGTAATAGGACACGGCACAGCCGAGACCGGTGTAGATACTGTAGTGATAAATTATGAAAATCTTCAATGGTTGTGCGATGTATGCGAACGCAACAACGCGGTTCTCGGCGATATAAACTTTACGCATATCGTGTTTGATGAATTGACGCGGCTGAAGAACCCATCAGGCAAACGATATAAGGCACTAGAAAAAATGTTATCTAAAACACCGGTACGCTGGGGACTGACAGGATCGTTTACGTCGAACGGGCTTGAGGATGTCTTCGGACAATGCAAGATAATTAACCAAGAGTTGTTGGGCCGTGCCAAGGGTGCGTTCCTGCAACAGTATTTCATCTGCACCAACCGCGACTTTGGCCAGTGGGTTCCCGCAGCCGGTGCGCTTGAACAAGTGATGGCCCGCATCCGCCCTGCGACATTCGTGCTGGAGCCGGGTGAGTACAAAGACAAGCTGCCGCCATGCCATGTCACAGAAGTGCGCGTCACGCTGGATGACCGCGCGCCATACGAAAAGATGAAGCGGGAGTATGTCGTGCGCTTTGGTGAAGACCAGATTGTAGCGCAGAACGCAGCGGCGGTAACGACTAAGCTGCAACAGATGGCGTCTGGATTTGTCTACAACCGCGATGGCGGGTCTGGGTCGATATGGTTCAGCCGCCACAAGTTTGACAGGCTAGAAGAGTTGCTGGCGGAGAACCAGCGGGCGAACACCATCGTTGCCTACACGTATCAGGAAGAGTTGGCAGAACTGAAGCGCCGCTTCCCGCACGCCAAGACGATGGATGACCCTAACATCATCGAACACTGGAACGCTGGTCAGGTCGAGTTACTGTTGGCCCACCCTAAGTCGGCAGGGCATGGGCTGAACCTACAGCACGGCGGATGCCACATGGTGTTCCTGTCGCTGCCGTGGTCGCTGGAGTTGTACGAGCAGACTGTCGGGCGCCTGCACCGCAGCGGGCAGACAAAGGATGTCTGGGTCTACGTGATGCTGACTGAAAAAAGTATTGACGAACGCATATGGGCGGCGCTGCACGACAAGCGTGCGGTGTCCGACCTAGCACTAGAGGAATTAAAAGATGCAAACTGAGTCTTTCCAGTATCTTTGCCGGTCTGTTACCAACGAAGGCACGCGGCTGGTCGCGTATTATCATGCAGACCCTGCGGCTCGCCCGCCAGCGGTCATCATCAAAGGCGCACATTTCAATGTGGGCGACAAAGTAGAACTGTCGTTTGTCAACGATCCTGCAACCACACTTGAAATCTTTGGGAATGAAAAATGAGTAAGCTAAACTGGCGGTCGATGATTGCCGTGCTGTCCGACCTTACGGAAGACCAACTGAAGCAGGCGCTGGACGTTGAACTGAAGACGCACAAGCGCCCTGCCATCGCCCGGCGTCTGCATCAGCGGTACTCTGCGGTGCGGACGGCGCGGGAGCGCGGGGAGATCATGAAAGGTCTGAAGAAATGACAGACCATGCGGCTGCCGCAGCAGAGGCGTTGGAAAAGATAATCGCCATGCTGCGTGCGGGCTATGCCCCAGAAGACTTAGGCGAGGCCGTGATACTGCTAGGCCGCCTCATGGCTAGGCGCACCTAGCATTTCAGTTGTGACCATGACGCGGCCAACGGCGCCGTACTCTTTATGGTACGTGATAGCCCAGGCTGCCCTATCTGCGATCCAGCCGCCGCGCGCAGCGTAAGCATCCCGCGCAGCAAGGGTAGGGTGTTGCACCACCGTAACCCCATTATACTCTTTCTCATCCCTGTGGTGTCTGTGACCGCAGTGGATTTCCCTGCGGTGTGTTCGGCCCCAGATCGCCGCATATTGTGCGGCGAACAGCAGTGGCAGTGATTCGTTTTTGACTTTGTGGCCGTGGTGGACGCCTATCATGGTGGCGCCCCATTCAAATACGTAGAACGGCAGGACGCTGTCGTTGACAGTGACGCGCGGGTCTTCTTCGTAATGCACCGCGAACAGGTCTGCCAGCCAGCCGCTGCTCTCTTCGTCGTGGTTGCCTTCAGCGATAATCAGATAGACTTCCTGATGGCGCTGCAAACAGACCGCCATCAGTGAGCGGATGATCCGTATGGCTGCCCGGCGTATCTTAGGAAAGCGGCTGTCAGCATCTAGGACGTGTCTGGACGCTGGCGTCACAGGCATTTTGCCGTCAGTGTGCAGGAAGTCACCTTGGATATTGAGCACTGCTGTGTGTGCATTTGGGCTTTGATTGACCATCTGTATCAGCGCAGCAAGGATAGTCTTTTCGGCTATGGCTATAGACCAATCAGCGCCGCCTTCCTGATGCCATGCCAGCATACCGAGGTGGTAGTCAGTGAATGTGTACAGGTTACATAGGTGGTCTTGGCAAGCCGCTGGCGCAACGACAATGTCCGCTGGCTGTATCTGATCCTTGAAGCCAGCGACTGTCTCACGCATGGCGTCAACGAGCGCCTCATGCGTCAGCGATGCTTTGACCCACTGGCCTGACGGTTTGCCTTCGGAGTTGTAGTAGGTTGACACGCCCTTGGTGACATAGCCCTGCGGCACTGGCCGAGTGAAGTCGTTCTCTGGTGCGTAGCCCTGCAACGCCGCCTTCTTCTTGACTGCAACGTAGGCATCACTTGCTGCGCCCATGTTGACACCCATTGCAAGCGATGCAGCCCTAGCGCCACCGTGTAATTCGATGGCCTCAAGCATCTCACGTTGGCGGGGCGTACAATAGTTGTACAAGTTTGGGTCTATTTTTAGGGAAACAACCATTACTTGCCTTTCGGGCAATCAGCCTCACAGATACAAATAAAGGCGCTGTTATGCGCCTCTATTTCTTTGACAGTTTCTGATGTGTCTTGCGTCGCGTCGTAACTTATAGGCTTCGCAATAGCACAATAGCTATTTACGGGAACGGTCGAAACGGTCGCGCAGCCGTTCGTCACGCTCAGGATCAGGGATGTTGACAGCAGCCTCGCCCAACTCAATTTGCCTATTGATGGCATCGTTTTGCTCCTTGATAGCCATCTGACGTCCTTGCTGCCGCAACTTGTTCTCACTCCACGACGCCCAAAGGCGGTCGAGCAGCGACAGCAAAGACGAAAGTAGCTTTATCATTACTCAGCGGATTGTGCTGGGGACTCAACCAAAAACATAGCTGCGACGCCTGCAAGACCAGCAAGAGCGGTAGCAATGACTGACCATTCTTCACTGGACAAGCCAAAGGCTAAGGCAATGCCAGCAAAGCCAGCGTAGGTGCTGGGTTCTTTAAGACGGCTAACTAAAAAAGATACGATTTTCATGTTATTTTCCCTTCGGATAAAACTTCCAAGGCAGTTCCCAGTGTGGGCCGTCCTTGAACGCGCGCCAATCACCGCCCCATTGGAGCGGGACTTTCTCATCCGCCGCAGCGGACTTTACTATCTTAGCCAGCTTATGATACAGCGGCCAATCCCAACGCACTTCGCCCGCAATCATCGGCGCCAAATCGACAGCGTGTCCAGTGATGTGACGTGAGTTCATTGTCTTGGATGCCCCTTGACTAACTAACTGCTTCTGTCGTTCGACGCTACGTATGCCTTCTAATACAGTAAAGTCAAGGTCTGACAGTGCAGCCGCCTTCTTGACTACACGCACCAGATCAGGGTGGACGCCTTCAAGCCGTGATAGACTGCGCTGACCTAAGACTATGCTCACGCAGCACCTTTCTGGATTAGGCTTATTAGTATGCCAACCAGCAACATAATGATTGTACCCGCCGCAGTCATGCCAACGCTCTCCAGACGCTTCATGCGCGCGCAGATACTCTCATACCGAAATGCACAGACCTGTTCGTGTGTATTAAGCTGTGCTTGTGTTTCGTCGATAGTGGCCATTGTTAGCGCCTCATCATGTTGCGGGACATTTTACCGTATATTGGCACGGGGTAGCCGTCGGAATAGTCAATGTCTATCAACGGCTCACCAGAGTCAGGGTCAAACTTAGGAAACGCGTAATCAGACGGCTGGTTAAACGGACGCATTGCCGTTTGAGCCATTATGTTCTGACGCACAGGTGAGTCTTTAGCCCCATACAAAAGCCTGTTTACATAGTCTTCAGCCGACCGCGTCTCCAGCAGGCTCCGCGCGCGGCTTGGCTGCGCCAACGCAGGCACTAACTTTTCCATTACGCCTGCCGATTTTTTCTCAAGCAATCTTTCAGCGGCTTGCGCGGCAGCTACGCCGCCGCCACCAACTTTAGGTAGGCTGCCCACCATACGCGCGCCCGCAGCAAACACATTTTCTGGTTGTATCATCCCCTCGACCTTAGCGCGCGCGCCTTCATCAAATCCAAGCCGCTGACTTGGGTTTAAATTTCCTAAACCTGTTTGGTCTACGTCTATTTGCGCTTTAATGTCGCGGCCCAGTTTTTTGGTTGTAGCTAACACTGGTCCTTGCAATTCTTCGTTAATGTCAAACCGGCCAAAACCTAAATTTTTTGTGACAAAGTCAGCGTTTCTGCCAGCCATAACTTCGGCAAACTGATCGTCTGGAAGGTCTGCTAATTTACGTTGAAATGTTTGACGCTCAATATCTTGCATACCTTTAGCAAAAGTGTTCAGGTAGTCTTTCCATCCGGCACCGCCTGCCGCTTCGATGGCATCGTCAATCGGCTGTTGCGCTGCGGCGACAAGTTGGGATGTGCCTTGACGCAATGCTTTAGGGTCTGTTGTGCCTAAAATGCTGGATACAAAGTTACCCATTTCGCGGCGGGCTAAGTAAAGCCCTTGCGCGTCAATGGTACCACCCATTTTAGCTGCACGGCGTTCCAGATTGTTTGCAAATTCTGACAGTATCCTAAACCGATCAGGGCTGACAAACTCTGCATTGTCCGCTTGCGCGCGCAGATTAGCTACTACTTTTGAAATATCTAGCTTCTCAAGACCTTGCGCGCGCAAGTTAGCCGCAACTTCGTCGGCAGACCGCGCGTCTTCCAAATATTGGCTTATGCGGGCGTCAAAGTTCGGGTCGTCCATATACCTTGCGGCGGTGTCAAGTTCATTCTGTAACGCGGTGCGGGCTTGAGCGGCCCTCCGTTCAGCAGGCGCAATAATGGTACGGCCAATATCCGCTGGGCCTAACGCCTGCTCACGCTGAATTGCTGTTTCGTCTTGCAACGCTTTCTTAGCGGCTGCAATTTTAGTCATAGCGTTTGTTTCAGTTTCGCCGCCGCGGAGACGATCCCGCACAATCTTCTGCGCTGCCGCGCGTTCGCTGGCTACATCTACAAGTTCTCCGCTAAATTTACCTTTGGTTGCCTTGAGCGTAGCCGCAGCAATTTCTGGTGTGAGCAGCTTTTTAGATGCTAGGAACTCAGCCGTGCTGGCTTTTATTTTTGCCGGTGCGTTGCTCAACGCTTTTGTTATAGCGTCTGCATTGCTGCTAACTAGTTCACGTAAAATTCTAGCTGCTTCCACTTCGCCAAGCCGCCCTGCAAGCATATCAAACGTCTTGCCGGCGCCAAACTTAGCCATGTGACCAATCACCGGAACCAGTGACCCCGCCGCTGCGGCTTCTAATATATCATTATCTGTTAGGATAGCGGAAGGAACAGCCGTAAGAGTGCCGGCAGCAGCCCTTGTCAGCATACGTTGACCGCGTTTCCCGATTATGTTCTGCCCGGCGGCTACAGCAGCTTTAGACGGCGCGCGCACACCAGCACCAGCGGTAACCGTGGCGCGGCCTAATTTTTCTAATGCCGTGGCGACGCGAGGGGCAACCGTAGTAAGTGCTTTGCCGCCTAAGCGTATGCCTGTACCAATACCTACGCCGACAGGCGCGGTAGCGAGAACTTCACCCGCAATTTTGCCGCCCGTAAAATAGTTAGGCCGGTCTTGTTGCGCTCTCGCACCTTGCGTGCCTAACTGCTGCTCCCTCCGCGCGGTACTTTCTTTAGAAACAAAAGGGTTAGGGATGTAATCTAGCGGGTTAAGGTAAGAAAACGCGTCAACAACCGGCTTCATGCCGCGTTCTATGCCGGATATGACGGCTGCGGTGCGGCTGACCGTAGGGCGAGTGCCAGACTCTGGATACTGCGCCAGAATTTTAGCCTTAACTTGCGCGTTTGTCGCGCCGGCAGGGCCAGTGATGCGATATTTGCGCCCGTCAGGCGCCATCATTTCATATATCGGCATCAGTTACCTACCACTTTAGCTTGTCCCCATCCGTCGCTACCTTTGGTCAGCGTCTTACGGCGCGCAGGCGCGGCTGCGGGGGTTTCACCCGTTAATCTAGCGTAGCGTTTGTCAGCGTTTTTAATGCCATCACGTAAAATTTCTACAAATTCTCGTGCCGCTTTTACAAACCCAATTTCTGACTGCGCCCGCTTTACACGGGCCAATGCCATGGTAGCTTTCTCACCTTCTATCTGTGTTATGGAACCTCCTCCGCGCAAATCGTTAAACGCTTTTAGAAAGGCACCGCCCTGTACTTGTTCAAGAAGCGCGTCAAAATCGGCGGCTTGTGTGCCTTGGATAAACCGCACACCGGGAATACCAAAGCCTACCACGCCTTCAAAACCACCATGCGGACGGCGGCCACCTTTAGGGATAACAATGCGGTCCCGTTCAACACGAGCGTCGCCAATCATTTGGTCTAAAGCATTTAAAGTGGTACGGCTTTTACTTACAGTATCGGTATATGTTTCCAAAAAGTCGGCGTCTTTTTCAGCACGTTTAGTTGCAAATACTTCTTCGGCTTTACGCGCTAACCGCGGGGCTTTGTTGGTTTCTTCAAAATCTTCAGTGGCTTGCAGTTCGGCAATTTTCTGGGCTTTTATTTGTGCAGGTGTTCTTTGTTGTGCGGCGGCTTCTGCCGCAACGCGCGACAAAGGAACTCGTGCCGATCCGGGATACGCTCCTATATCTGGGTCTTTCCGCTGAACAGGTATGTATTGCGCCTCCGTGTTCCGCATCATCGACATATCGCCGTCTAGATTAGCAGTCCGCGATTGCGGCGCTGGGCCGCGCATAACAGCGAACCCTGCTTCGGGTCTTTGCACAGGGTTAGCCGCCATCTGCTGCTGGCCCATTCCGCTGTCAGCCAGCGACGGTGCATCCGCTTGGAGCGTAATGTTGGCCCGACGAAAAGCGTCTGTAAACGCCTGTCTATTTTCAGGTGGTTGTGTTGCTAAAAGCTGGTCAAAGTCTACCTGTGCTATGACGCCTGTTTGGAACGCAGAGTCTGCAATGCGCGACATTACTTCAGGCGTCATCTGCCCTGCGCCCATGCTGCCGCCAGTAAAGGACGCAGGGGTGTCCGTCATACCTGAGCCTCCCTTTATTCTGCGAATATCCTCTTGCTCAAAATCGGTAAGCGGCACAGCGTTATCAGGTATAAATCTAGCTTCGCCATATTTACCATTTGCCACTGGGCCAGCGGACGGCGCTAATTCCGGTGCTGCGGTCGGTGTTGCGCGGGGCGCGGGGGTATCCGCACTAGTGTCGCGCAAGGGGGTGCTTCTAGCAGCGCCAGTGAAACCGCCTATACGGGTGTCTATAATTGTATTTTCTGGTATAGGGTTCCCTTGAGCGTCAACAGCGTCTTTACCGGCATATTCCTTACTGGCTACAACGTCAGGAATAGTTTTATCCGCTATTTCCTTACCTTTTAACATTAACTGCACTCTATACTCCTGCGTCCATTCAGACGCCGGGCGTATGTAATCATTCCACGCAGGAATTTCCTTTACAATATTTGCGCGCAAGGCTTCAGCGCCAGCGATGTCGCCTTCCTTTAATTTACCTACGTCTCGGCTAAATTGATCCGCTACCAAGCCTACATATTCTAGTTGGGCTTTTTTAAGCGCAGGGCCTTGCAATTCTGCCGCGCGCCTTTCTTGCGCTTGGTTAATATCCATCGACTGTTGCGCCAAGGACGCTTGACGCTGCGCCGCTTCCTGCTGCTTTGCCATGTTCATCATGTTGACGAACTTTGCAGTTTGAGCCGTAGGATCAAGCATTTTTGCGCCGCGCGACTGAAGGGCTATCATTTGATTTGGCATGGTTTATGGTCCGTAAGTAGCATTTTCAGGGCGGTATATTGTGCTGGAGCCGAAACTGCCGCCCGGCTCAAAAGTGCCGCCGGGGCCAGCGCCGGTACCGCCGGGGGCGTTGCGGTTATAGTAACCAATTATAGCCTTGTTCATAGGATAGCTAGTTGCAATAGAACCGACTTGGCCCAGCGCGTTTGATAGTGCGTTAGCAGAGCCGATGTACCCAGATGCGCGGGCTTGGCCGGCGTTGTACAGGTTAGACGCTTGGTTCTGTCCTGCCTGCCCCGCGGCGCTAGTCATTACGTTCGTGGCAGACTGACCAGCACCCATCAGTGATTGCAGCGGGTTCAGCTTGGCAGACCGCTCGACCTGATAGCGGTTAAATGCGTTCTGGTATTCTTGGCTAGCTAAGTCCTGCCCGAAACGCTGCACACCCTTCAGGGTGGAGCCGGATAACAGATTGCCGCGGGCTGCTGCTGATCGTTCTAGCGCCTTCATGCCTTCCGCTTGGCGGAAAGCATAGCCGGGGTCTTGTTCAAAGTCTGACGCGCCAAAGGCTTTACCCATGCTGCCGTAGCCCGCGGCGGTCTTGTCGCCGCCGATACCCAGCAACTGCATAATTTCATTCTGCGCGGTAAGCCCGCCTTGGCGGAACGGCTCTTGAAGTCTGTTCTGCTCTTTGAACATACGTTCTTGGGCAGCATTGGCATCCTGCGCTGCTTGAACTTGCGCTCTAGATGCTTTCTTAGACGCGCTGCTAGCCATAAGACCGCTGCCGAGTGATGCTGCGGCGCCTACGCCGGCTGCTACCATTGCACCTAAACCCATTTTACGCTTCCTTCAGTTGCAGACGGTATGAAATACCGTGATCTTGCGCGCCTAGACGCTTATATAGCATAGAAATACGGGGACCAGAACCCCTTTTCCCTGCCTCAAAAAAGACTTCGTCAACACCTTTATTTTTTAATTCTTTAATTGCTTCGCGTTGCAGCTTCAAGCCCAAACCGGGGAACTCTGGCGACGCAAAGAATGTGGTATTCGTGGCTGTCAAAATGTCAGGCGATACCAGTGACGGCGATATGATTGTCATCAAATAACCAAACATCCTACCGTTGCAGCGCGCGGTCATTATCTGCATGGCGCCAACATTGTCTAGCCCCCGCATCAGCGGCAAGTTTTTATTCTGCCAGTTGCCCGGTGTTTCGCCGACACCCACAAGATGCTCATCGAACAGCTTGTCGGCGTCTTGCACCCAAGCGTCAAAGTCTTCTGTCTGGAAAGTGATGCCTTCGGGCGGCTCATTAACTTCCGGCTCCATCGCCGCTATCGTTTCATGCTTTGCAATCGACGCCAGCTTGTCCATCGCAGGGGCGTAGGCGGCGTAGTGACGCATCAAGGCAGGCATACTGATCTGTATGTTGACAGGGGCCAGACGCGCGTAGTGGTCAAGATCGTGCGGCTGTTGTAGGCAATGCTCGAACACGGCGGCGCAAGTGTTTTCTTCGTTCAAGCTGTCAAACGACACTGACATGACGTTGGGTATCCGCGCCTCGATCTGGTCTAAACTGCGGTCCAGCTTCAGCAGTATGGCGTCAAGTTTGTCGCGGTCAAACTGCGTGCCGGGTATGCTCATCAGACTTTCGGCAACTTCGTCGCGGGGACGACGCACAACCAGAACGCGTGCGTCAGGCGCAAACCTGTCCAGCAGCCGCCACCAAGGCGCGCCGGCTGTCTCCGCAGTGCCGATGTTAGGCTGCGAGAACCATGCTTGCACATCGTCAAGGCTACGCATATGCCGTAACTCTTCGTGGCCGCACATCCATTCACCATAAGTCAGAAAGCGGGACAGCCAAGCTGACCGCGATCTTGGTAATGAAAATACGACGAAAGGGGGCATTAGCTGACTAGCCGACCTGACGCACGGATGTTGATGGCGGACGCCGTGCCGGCGATTGTGCTGATGAAGCCATTGTTAGGCAGCACATGGCCGACCAATTCAGGAAACGTATATGTCTCGCTGGCCTGAAGCGTTTTAGACTTGACAATCAAGTTGTCGTTACCGGCGCTGCCCGCAGCCGTAATCAGGTTAACGCTGATCGTTGCAGCGGTTGCGCTGTAGTTAGTCGCAGTAAACTTGTCGATGATCGTCTGCACGCCGTTTGACGTGTACTGCGTTGTCTGCGCGTTCTCCGCTGTCTTGGCAGGGATGATGTTGCTAATTGATACGGCCATGTTAAACTCCTATTGCTCAGTCTGCGTTACAGCTAGTATAACAGCAGGCGCGGCTGGCGCAAAGGCTGTTGCTGCGACGGTAGAAATGCTGATGTTTGTATTGTCAGCAGCGTACATAACTTCAATGTAGTCCCCAGCAAGAAGCGAAGCAACCTCGTTTAGCGTCACCACCAAATACCCATTGTTAAGTGTAATCGACGCGACGCGGGCTGAATTGGGAAAGTCGGTTGCACCGTTTTTGCGGAGCCAAACCCACACAGATTTCTGCGAAGAGTTAGTCGATGTAATTTGTACTGATGCTGCGATGTTATACAGCCCTGCTTGGGCAACGACGATACGTGATGTAGGCGTCCCACGCGACACACCGCTTGCGATTTCAGTATTAGTAAACGTCAGCGCATAGGCAGTATTGATGACTGCTGGCGCTTGGCTATCTGTTTTCGTAAACTCACCGTAGTATAACTGCTGCTCAATAGTGGGCCGCACGAAAATAATACCGTCGGTCGTACCGACCTGTAGAACTGCTGCTACAGGGATGACATTATTAGGTGCTGTAGGTTTCACGTTTGTGAACCCGCCCGCAACAGTCGGAGATGCGTAAAGAATATCACCAAGTGCAAATGCACTGGTATTTAAGTCGCGGACAAAACCGAAGGTAGTGCAGTAGCCCTTATTTCCCGTGTCTGGTAGGTCATGTGTCATGACACCAACGACATAGAGCGTTGGTGTGGAACCATTGGCTAGGTATGGCGCGACCGATAGCGCGCTATCAGGGACTGCCCCTGTGAAACCGACGACAGTACCGTTGGGGATGAGCACCCCAGTGTTGTTCTGGACGCGAGCATAAGTTTCCAGACCTATCTGCTGAACAACATCGTACTCCATGCCAAGGTTAAGCGTCTGATCGGTGTCATTCCACGCCATACGCGCAATTTTGTCTACGTAAGGGGCGTTCTGCTCCCAATCCATGTAGTTAGTGCGCGATGTATTTGAGTTTTGAATTGCCGGCGCCGTCGCAGTCGCGTCACTTAACGATTGCAATTCCGCACCTAAAGACGACACCGCCGATGCTACATCAGGCGCGCTTTCCAACCCCTGAACAGCCTCACCGAATACAGCGTCATAAGACGCCAGCAGCGATGCCGTGTCAGGCGCTAACTCGATTTCATCTTGGTTGGTCTGCGTCGCAGTCAACAGCGACAGAAAGAACCTGTACCATTCACGGCTAATCGCGCCCGACCGTTCGTCAATAAAGGCGACGCGTGGCGGCGTTAACTGGGTAGGGTTGATTGGAGCCAGTGCCATTATGCGCTTGTCCCACTAAGCAGCAGTTCAGCGCCCATGATGTAGATGCGTACAGGGTCTGTGCCAGACACTTCGTAGACGCGGTCACGTATCTTCATCGTTGCGCCAAGGCGGCGCCAGATGGTGCGCTTGCCAAACTTACCGATAGCTCCCATCGACTTCCAGTGTTCGTTAGAAAATGTGTGGCCGCCATCGTCTGACCAGCGCAGCATAACTTGTGGGTCGCTGCCTTGGCCGGTCACTAATCCAACACCTGTCTCGCAATCAAGCTGCATAGCGTGCTGGATAGTACGCGAGAGGTTGTTAGCGCCCGTTGGCAGCGCGCGCCATGACCGTAGCCATTTCTGCGGTGCGCCATCGTCAGCGTACACGTTCAAGTCAAACTCGTAAATCTTGCCGTTCTGATAATCCCCTACAACCGTGGTGCTGTTAAAGAACATCTGATTGTCGGCACGGTGGCGGTTAAAATCGCCGTTAACAAACGACGCACGTTCATGCCATGCGCCAGTAGCGACATCATACACCCATGTGGTGTCGGCGCTGGGGAAATTTAGGACGTAGAAGCTGTGGCCGTCCTGCTGGTATGTGTAGCCAGTGGCGTCCGAGATGTCAGCATACTCTTGCATCTGCCATTCGATAGCGTGCGTAGACACGCGCTGGCCGATGTAGCCAGCGGCCTTGTAGACGATCCCTTGACCGCGTGCGTCCTTGCCCAGCCAGTAGACTTGGTTGTCCATCTTGGCGATGCTGTACGGCGCCGCGCAGCCTAGTTCGTTGAACGCACCTTGGATACGTGTCAGCGGGAAGTCGAGCAGCCCTGCGTCGTACCAGACTTCGGTAGAGTTTGTGCCGAACACCCAGACTTCGCGGTGGTCCACAAAGATAGCAACCACATTGTCTGGATTGCCTTCGGCGCTGGCAAACTCCAGCGGGTCAACAGCCGTTCCGTCGAGCAGCGACGTTACCCAGATTTTCTGGCTGTTAGGCTCATTGAACGTAAAATAGCCGTCGATGTAGCCGACCGTGCCAGCGCCGGGGAAGTCAGGATCGGTGATCTGTTGGAAAGCGTCAGTCAGGGCGTTGTAAATGTAGCCTTGCGGGTTAGCCGCAATAAATAGCTGCGTGCCGTTGTCAGCCATGCTGACAGGGCCAGAGCCGCCTACAGTGCCTTTAGCGACAGCGTTCCAGTTGTTGTCTACCTGAAACAGCGTTGGGCCAGAGACGACATAGCCGTAATTGCCGTAGGTCCACATGCCGCGGATCGGGCCAACGCCAACAGTCGCCAGTGCAGTCAGCCCCGGCGCACGCTGAAGGAACGCTGGTTCCTTGCCGCCTTCAGGGACAATCTCAGGAAACAGGTTAACCATACGGTTGTCGGCGGCGTTGACGCTTCTAGCGACATACGCCGACCCAAGGATCGGCGTCTTCATTAGTAGTTGCCTGCGTAGATGTTAAACCGCTGACGTGAAGCAATAAGGCTGTATGGTACGGACATGATGTCATCAGGGTTGTTGATGCGTTTGATGTTACGCTTCGAGGACATAGCAATGCGGCGGACCTGTGCCGACGGCTCTTCACCAAACTCAGGCGCCATTTCGCAGGCCAAGTTATAGCGGAACGCACGCAGATAGCCGGGAGGAAAACTCAATACGGTTGCCAGCGTTGCAGGCTGTGTAAGTTCTTCAACCGAAATAAAATGCCATGTCAGGTCGCGCGTAGGGCGTGGATAGATGTACATTTCAATGTCTGGGTATGTCATGTTGACAAAGATAACCTGCGGGAAGGTAGACGTTACAGTCTTGACCGCGATGCCGTCATACTGCTGCTGGTTAATCAT